ATTTGACCAGCATGTAAGCTGTGAACTATTAAAGTGGGAGCATAGTATCTATAAGTTGTTATCCTCATGATAAAACTTTGTCTGATTTGTTGGGTATGCAGTTGCACAACCACTGTACCTATTATGGTCCAGATGGCACAATCAAGTATACTACCGATGGCTGTAGGATGTCAGGTGACATGAATACTGGCCTAGGTAATTGCTTATTGATGTGTGCAATGGTCTATTCTTATTTCAATGGCAAGTGTAAAATCGAATTGATAAATAACGGTGATGATTGTGTAGTCTTTATGGAGACCGCTGATCTTCACCATATCAACGATTTGCCTCAATGGTTTCTTGAAATGGGGTTTACAATGATATGTGAAACCCCAGTTTACGAACTTGAGGAGGTTGAATTTTGCCAATGCCATCCCGTCGCAATAGGAAATGACTACCTGATGGTGCGTAACCCGAATATTTGTCTCTCCAAGGACATGTATACCGTTAACGGTATAACTAGTGTTAAATCTTGGAGGACACAGTTACAATCGCTTAGTGACTGCGGGTTAGCTCTTTATGGGCGGATGCCAGTGTTTAATGAATTCTATCGCATGATGAATGTGGGGGGGCGACACACTACCAACCAGGTTACTGGGGGTATGATGTGGTTAAGCCAGGGAGGTTTAGATCTTGGTAAGGGTGAGATTTCACCCCAAACAAGGTTCTCCTTCTTTAAGGCCTTTGGGCTAACCCCTGATGAGCAGATTGCTATAGAACAATATTACGCCGGTATCACAATTGAGTACCATCCGGGGCGCCTTGTATTTTTAAACAACGACACAATTTTACATACAACGCGCTCTATACTTAATTATTAGATAGTTTGACTTGTCCTATCTAAATCACAAGATAATTAACTTTCCACCAATCATTGATAATCATGGCTATGGTAGCAGGAACTGCAGCTCGGGCATGGGGTGGTCAAGCTTTACGTTATGCTGGTACTGCAATTGTACAATCTATTGTCCAAGCGGTCCAGAAAGAAATCGGAGAGAATCTCACTTTGGCGAATGTGAATCGCGCACTTCAGCGCATCGCACCTGGAAAGAAACACAAAGCGGCTCGAAAGGCCGCAAAGGCTCAACTCTTAGGTGGTGGTGGCGGCATGATAAGCGGGATGACATCAGCCCCAGTTTCTAGGAGCTACGCTATCCGCAAAACGAAACCAGTTTTTCGTTCACAAGCGGGTAAATACGTGGTCTCCAATCGTGAATACTGTGGTGATATTCTTGGCAATGCTACATTTGGCATTGAAGGACACCTGATTCAACCAGGCATCGGGGCTTTATTCCCGTGGTTATCGCAAATCGCTAATACTCATGAACGGTATCGATTTACGAAGTTATCATTTGAGTACGTTCCGGTGGT